AGAACATAAACAGCGTCCCGTTGATACAGAACCGGCAGACCCTTATCCTGCACTCTGATCCACGTCACTTCAGGATCCCAATCTGTGTTGGTATCCGTAAATTGACCGAAATGTCTTGCAACTCCAAAAGGAGCCTCTTTGTATTCCGCGATCTGCTGACCATCAACTCTGGTAGACATCATAACGAACGTATTGTCCGGCACGAACTTCTGTCCCATAGTCACATAGTCATCCATCGCTTTGTACGAGCTTGTGAACGGGTATGCAATCTGCACCGTTCCAGCCTCAATGTCAATACCCACAATATAACGCTCTTCCCAGGTATTTTCACTACGATCCCAGATCCGCAGAGTTCCGCCAACTACAAAGTCCTCATTGGCATCAACGGAAATATGGGTTGTGGCACCAGCGGTAACTGCTGCCGTCAGCCAGGCCTTAATTTCATACTGCTCATCATAAACAACAAAGCGCGGAATATCAAGCAAGGAACCCAGAATCTGGGGGTTGACACCAACAATGTCGTGAACGTTTGCGGCAATATTGCCATAAAGCTCACCAGTACCAAAATCACTTCTTCGCAGAAGGTTGGTAATGTTAGTGTCGTTGGCCAGCAACTTCAGCGTTGAGGAGTTGAACAATGCGATGTCTACCTTCCCACCGCACTCATCAGAGATTCGTTGCTTGCCGTCCTGGATGTCGCTGATAACATTCCGACTTGCACCTGTTCCCCAGTAGTAAGAGGAGGTCAGCGCAACACGGTTTGCGGTTGGGATACCATAATCAATACCGACTTTGTATCCACCCGTTACATCATAGGTGAAGCCGTTACCGAACAGCATCTGGGCAAACATCCATTCCTTTCGTCTATTGCTCCTGTTCTTAAGGTTAGCCAATTCCTTCGCCAGCTTTTGCTCAGCCGACATACGGGTAGATTCCGTGCCAGGTTGACGTAGATGGTTCAAAAACTCTTCATCAAACGGCATTTTCTCTTTCCAGTATGCAGCCTCTGCTCTATGCTGACTTATCCCGTGAGGAGCTGTCTGGGGCGCAGGGGCACCAGGCGGAACGAATGGGGTCATACCCCTTCCACCTCTGTGACTCTCCCATTCTATGCTACTTGTCGGAGATTGGCTGGATCCAAAAATGTTCATGAGAATCAATTCCGGAGGAGTAACAAATATCTCCATGTAATTCTGAAGAACCTCCAGTCTCAATTCCGGTATATCACTTTGACCACGTGGCATAAGATTTCACCTCCTTACATCGTGGATTTTAACGGATGTATGTGAACTGACCAAAGCTCGCAGAGCTTATGTCAGCAATAGCAGCCGCATCTAAATTAGTAAGAGCACCCGTGTAAAGGACACAATTACCAAGAATCAGAGTTGCAACCGCACCCTTAGCCGTGACGCCAATCCCAGTGTCAACAGACTTCTCCAAAATACCAACACAGTCGGAATAGTTATTGGCACTAATACCAGCCTCAATCGCAATATAAGCATAACGGGCGGTTGTAAAAGCGGTACCTCCAATTGCCACCGTGAAAGTAATCTTTGCACGATGGGTCTCAGAAGTCCGGTCGATTGCCGTAACTGCACCCAGGTTTTCAGCCGTGGTCGTATTGTCATTAATAACTACATCACAACCAACACGGAACTTATAGCTGTCCTCCATGTTGACATACACAAACTTATCAGTAGTTCCTGAATTAGCAACCAGATAAGCCCGTGCCGGCTCGACAGACGCCGGGAACGTGGTAGGAGCATAGGGCACAAGTTTTCCCTTTCCACCTGCGGCAGCGGCTGAAAGGTTCTTCGCCAGGGTACTCCCCTGTTCAATCAACCCGTAGCCGGGCATCAATGTAACGGGGACTCTCAAAGCCGCAAGGTGTTCAGAGTAGTATAGACGTTTGTAATCCTTCTGCACTCCGTGAAGTACATGAGGAATATCGCCACCTCTTGCAATATCTACCATATAGTTTCACCTCCTATCAAAATAGGCTTCAAAGGGTTAAAGGGTTATTGGGATTGAGACTGAGAATCTTCCGGCTTTTGGCCGACGTGACCCAGGAGTTTGTTAGCAATGGCCTTATTCTCTTCAGCCAGCTCCGTATCCTCAGTGGTGGTATTACCCTCCACTTCCTTCGAGGAAAAGCCATTTCCGAGAACTGTTTCGGTCATACCACGTTCCTCCCAGTCCTGAATCTCAGCATCGATGGCCTTCCCGAATTCTTCAACGTCAAACTTGCCATCTTCAACGAACTTGCTAAAGGGCACATGACGTTGAATTTTATCGTAGAACCGTTCGGGAAGTTTGCTGGCCGACAACTTCTCCACCCAGATTTTACCTGCTCTGGCTTTAAGCTCGTTTTCGGATCGGATCGTATCTTTCTTCTCCAATTCAAGAACTTTCCCGCTCATCGCCTCGTTGTCAACTTTAAGAGCTTCCAACTGAGTGGTCAAGGCCGTTTTCTCTTTCGTGAACTCAGCCTCGGCTGCTTCCTTGCCCAGCTTCAACACTGCATCATAAAGATCGGCATGTTCTTTTTTCAGTTCTTCTAAATCCATACTCTTGCTCACCTCCTCTCTTCTTTTAAGTTTAGGCCTATTGTCATCGCTAAGGTTTCCCTCAACGTTGATCACTTTTTCCTCATATTGAAGATCCACAAGTTCCTTACTATAAGCAGTGGCTTTGGTCTTACTGTCCCAACCAAACACACACACCGACATCTCCCTAAATTTACATGCTCGAAAGATACTGTGAGGACCTTTAACTTTAAATCCATTCACTTCAGCCTCGGTGCCCTCTTCAAGTCGCTCCACCTTTGTTGGTCTCACAGACATACTCGACTGATAGGGAAACCCTTGCTGCGACAGCTTGATAAACTCCTTCGCCGCCTCAGTGTCAACGAACTCTGCATTGGGGTTAGCCAACAATTGATGATCTTCCGTGACCACAGGTTTACCCATAAAAGCAACCTTACGGTCGGTGTCATGGTTTTCAAGGACAGCATATTTCGAGTCTACGAATTGAAAGCCTCCCGTGTCTATGGTAAGATCTCCCCAATACCAATGACCTTTGATGGTTTTGCCACTATAAGCAACCATGTTAAGTTTAGGTGGTTTGCTGTCATCGTCCTTAAGATCAACAAACGCCTGGCAATCATGACCCTCATCAACGAACCTTAGTGCTCCTTTCGGTACTTGTTTGTCTTCCATGGTAAACTCCTTGTTAAATTTGCTGTTGGCTATTCTTATAGCTTTTCCCTCACAATTCTTGCCTCCCTTCGATTGACAGTCCTTAAGGACCCCATTAGCTATACTAACCCACTTCTTCTTTTGAGCAGGTGTTAAACCTTTCTTATGACGATCAACGTCTTTCACCGTCCAAGGCATTTTATATCTCTTTTACGTAAGGATCACAATACTCAACACTTCCACCCCTTGAAGCAACAGGGCGTATCTTTATAAAAGCATTATTCTTAATAGCATTGGCAACGGTCTTTGTCTTGCTACCTCCTCCTGAGGCTCCAATAGACAGACCACTTCCTATATAAATCTCAACGTGAATGATTTTCTTATCTGATCGGTCATACCAAAAAACAAGATCTCCAGGCTTAGATTCTGAAACAACAACGAACTTATTGGCTAACATATTTGCCGTCCAATCCCCACTCCGAGGCAACACACCAACAGACTTCAAACATTCTACGGCAAGACCAGAACAGTCAAAACCACTGGGATCATCACCACCCCAAATATAGAAAGTGCCAAGATAAGACATAGCAATTCGTTGAACCAGCTTTCTCAGTATCCTTTCGTTCATTATTTAGTCCCTCCTGTAGGTTTAGGCGTACTCCTTTTAGGTGGTCCACCACCACCTATTTGATTTTCCTGTGTAGCTTCGGCGTCTACATTGTAATCAAGCTCAGGATACTCTTCATCTTCAGTTGCCTTGCGGAGCCTTGCAGAACGATAATCCCCAATTCCCAACTTCGCCGCTATGTCTGCATTGGGCACCCCAAGTTGCTCAGCCAATGGACCATGTTTGACACCGAGCAGACCCTTAGCACGGCCTTCAAGGTCTACAACTTCACTGATTGGATATGAAATATTGATTAAATGTTCAGGTTTCTTGTTGACTTTCTTGAATTGTGGTTTCTTTTTTTCAAAATGGGTGGCTTGATTTACTCTGAAGAACTTTGGGAACCCTGTGACAACGGACTTGATATAAAATATACCTGCCCAAAAGTCAAACTTAAACCAGCGATCAAACAGCACTACCTCATCACTGACACGGTCTGACATAGGACCTCTACTGGCACGAATCGAAGCATAAGGACTGCGAGATTTGGAGGAAAGCACATCCTCTGGCTCATTCAGCCCAGAACCCACCATTTCAAGGATGTCTGTGTCTTGGTCTTTGATGGATGCGAGTACAGGATTTTTGCACTCGACATCCATCCCAGGGGGCAGCACCAGCGACGATCCAGGGGTCTTTTTAGCCATGATCCCCGTCTTACGACGGTCTTCATCGGACAGTGATAGCCACAGTTTGAAAGATTTAGGTTCAGTTATCTTGAATAACCACAAATAAGCCCCTGAGGACTTCTTATGGTCTATCTCATATTTCTTTAAGTTCTCGTAATGGTTAATCCATTCTAAGGTAGTTCGGAGGTAGGATATAGCCCTTTTAGTGACGAATCCCTTCTCTAAAACCACCATAAACTTGTTATATCCCTTGAATTTGCTAAATATGCGGGCACGAGACCTGCTTTTACCTTGAGCTTTAGGGTCGTACATCTCATCTTCCGCCGCTAAGGCTAACAATTCTGGATAGTAGGCACAATAAATGGAAGGTATCTGCTGAACATTATTACTGTTATAACGAACGTTATACATAAGAGGCATGGTGGGTTTTCGAGGATGAACAATGACACCACTCGCATCCCCAGATTTGCTCTGTATAACAGCAGGATCCACAAAATCTACCTCAATAAACCCATCCTTGTGACATGTTAAACAAAGGAAAAGCTCTCCTTCTATCAGGTGACGAATATAATATTTATAAAGGAAGTAATAAAGACGATTACGAGGATCATAATAGATTTCATCAATGGCTTGCTGTATTTCAGGAATACCACTGGTAATTCCAAAGCCCATCCCAGTTATTCGACCAGACAGACCTCTAACAGCGGTATTAATATGGGGATTTTGATGAGCTTTTTGGAAACATACCTGTTGAAGCCTTTTCCTTGCAGCAGCAGTATCTTCCTTCTCCCCTGCTACCTCTAAAGGAAACCCATCTTCATCTTTCCCTGTATAGCCCTCAGCCAGCGACTGCCAGGGCATAGAAAAAGAAATACGGGCTAAAACTTCATCTGGAATGTCTTGTATTACCTGTGCTATCTCATCCTGATTGAGCTGATTTGGCATAAATGGCCCATTGTTTGTCCTATGAGATGGGATTGCACGTTTAACCGTTGCCATATACGTGATACCTCTATCCAAGGTGAGTATAAAAGAACATTATATGATATAGCACAATGGAGCCGGGTTGTCAAACTATTTTTAACTTTCCACTAAAAAAGGCGGAGGTTATCTATAATCTCCCACATTTCCAGCAGCCTCTATAAAGGTTCCAAAAGAGGACATGCTACGACGAATCCTAAATGAGTCAGGACCTAACATACGACCTCCGTATATGCCCCAGCCCACACTATATACGGAATCGTCCTGGATACCTCCTTTCTCTGTTTTCTCTGGGGATCCAAACCAACGCTTAATGGGATCATGATCAAATGCGGCGAGTTCCTCACGGAACACATCTGTCTGTTTAGACCCCACAACGTGAATTGGTGGACTCTTGATTCTGCCTTCACGGGCAACATTATAAAGCTCTTTAAATGCTTCCCTTTGCCTATCATAATTTGGAAAGATAGGTTCAAAAACGATGTCTCTGTCCTCACACCACTGTACCATGTCCCAGCTGCCATAGCGCTCGCTGCAAAAGGTGTCGATTCCATCATAATCCCCATCCATCTCATCCATTATACGTTTCACTATGTTAATATCCTGATTATCAATGGAAGCTATATAAATGAGCAGATATATGTATTTCATATCAGGTATCTCAATAGTTTCATGGAAAGGATTGCTACGACTTCCAATCAACCCCTTCAGCATAGCAGAGAAAATAGTCCTTGCCTGCCCCCTCATAGCGGTTGGATCTGCCATGTCAAGCCCAGTCAATAGTGCCCAATCTGTATCAAATACGTCACCAAGGAACTGTATGCTGTCCAGTGGAATGGGGGAATCAGAAAAAGGACCATCAAAATTGTACAGCGACTCTACCTTTTTAAAACGACTGTTAAAGACCGCTATCCTCTCATACTCTATAGCGGCTGCATCCACAAACCCTTTTCCATCTGTGTCTTCTGCTTGGGCTAACATCTTGTCTTTAGTGGCAATGGCGGTCTGAATCTCATCATGGTTCATAAACCCATCGTCTATACCTACATACCCCATCTCCTCTATAATGGCGTCCGTGAATACCCGAACGGTACCAGCCTCCCACAAATTCTGAAAGTATCGCTCAAACTCACCGAACGGGAACTTGATCTTGTAGTCATTGAGTTGGTCCGCATCCATGAGCGGGTTCCAATAGTCGTCTGGATCCCCGTTTCTTGAGGATCTATAGCTAAAGTAAGTATTCCGTAGAGTCCCAGCCTTGCATTCCTTAAATATATTGTAGAGTACATGGGTTTTATCCGATACCGTGCTGTCAATTAGCCCGAAGGCGTTAGGAATATTACGAATCGACCCGTCCAGCTGTACATAAAACCTGGGATTCTTCATGTCAAACATCTCGCTGAACGAGTAAGCGGTTATATTAGAAAGGATACCAGTAAATGTACCAACTGAGCGAATGATACAATCAATATTCTTATCTTTAGGATCGTCAGGATCTTCCTTTAGTCGTATTTCCTTTTCCTGTATATTTTTACCTCTTATGAGGCTCATCAAGGAAGGGCTGTGTTGAACAATATCCCGTATAATGTCATAATGAACGAACTTAACTTGGTCTCTACTATTTGCCCCCAACATTATTTTCTGCCGACTGAAGGCAATGAATTTCCAGAGCAGAATTAAGCACACAATCAACGACTTACCCTCTCCTCGCATCCAGCAGAAGACTATCTGACGGTAGATAAAAAATCCCTGCTCATCCATCGCCAAACATTCCCTTAATATATCCTTCTGTGCAGCCCACATAGAGGCGTACGAACGACCTGTCTTGGGGTTAGGCTCTACAGGAAGTTCTGACAGCGGGCACCAATACTCCATCTTGTCTATAAAGATAGGCACCCGTACGTGCTCTTCACAGAAGCGGATACAGCCCTCAGCACCGTCTTGGTAGTAGCCGCCTGAGGTTTCAGGAAACTCTGCCTCTTTATACCTCTTTGCTC